ATGCCATTCTAACAGTCTTAAAGGGACTGGATAGATGACCATATCAATGTTCGGGTAGGTCATATTGGTGAATATGACCTGTGGGTAAGTAGACGTTACGGTCTTAACCGCAATGCCGTTATATTGTTGCTGATTGATAAATTTAATGCCGTAAGACACGTTGGTCTGCGGGTCGCGGAAGTAGGTAGAGTCGTCCAGCAATACAGGGCGCTCGCCCACGAAGTCGCCGGTCGGGCCTAGCGTGCGGTTTTTCTCGCCTGCGGGCCAAAGAAAGGTCTGATCCTGAGTTGAGAACACCGACAGTCGTTCGGTATTCCAACTGTCGATCATTTGATTCAGAGCAAATAGCGCGTCATTCGCTGTCTCTGACGAGGGCGTTTCGCCTTCGGCTAACACTCCGAGGAGCCTCAACGCTCCCACGATCTGATCGTAACACGAATATGTCGTCATTTGGGTCGAACCTCTCCCAGCCGTTCTCAATATCGGCTTCGGCCTCTAGGTCGAGACACGCCACTTTAACCCCATGTTCGGGGTGTTTCAAATAAATAACAGCCATATGTAGCTTTCTATTAATTGGCGGGCCGTAGCCCGCCGATTTTAATTAGGTGAGAACTGGAAATTCCCATTTACCCGCAACTGACGTGAACAGTTTACCAGCGCCCGTAGCGTTAGTCGTTGTTGCCAACGATCCCGCAGGGGCAGTCGTGGTGGTCGTTCCAGCCGTAATAGCAGTAGTCAGGAAATACAGACCAGCCGTTGCGTTAGCAACAACAGGGCCGGTAGTAGCCGTCGAGGTAAACGTGCCTGAGACAGTAGCTGTCGTCAGAGTCGCGCCGGTAATCGTAGGAGCCGAGATAGTGCCTCCGCTGATCGTCGCGCCCGTAATGGTTGTGCCACTTACGAGTTCGGGATCAGAAAAGGCAACACCTACAGGTTTTGTGTTTGGCATTGCCTTTATCCTTTATTACGAGATGCGGTAAAGCGCCCAAGTGGTAGCACTGGTCTTACGAGCGCGATAGCGCTGTGTCGTTCCAGCAACAGCCGCAATGGTCATCAGACCCTGACTGCCAGAAGTGCCGATTGACCAACCCGTGTTTGTCGTCACAGTGATAACGCCAGAGCTGGAACCATCGACGTTGATGATCGAGAAGTCGAAGGTTGCGCCAACTTTAACGACCGCTATAAGTTCGGCTTCAAGATTAGCAACAGTCGGAAGCGTATAAGCTGCCGCTGAAGCGCCTGGGCTGCCAAGAATCAATCCACCAACGACCTGTGCAGCCGTAAGCGTAGCCGCGCCCGCGGGGATAGCCGCAGGGGTTGGCGTGTTGATGAAATTGGTGCCGGACAGATTGCCGTCACCTACCTGGTAGCCACCTTCGCCGTTCGGAAGCGCGCCGTAAGGGCCAAACGTCTCAAGCGGGTAAGCCGCATTTGCAGTTGTAGTCATGGATTAAACTCCAATAATAGGTGAACAAGGGGGCTTTAGCCCCCTTTTACTTAACCCCAAAGGCGAACGGCCATCTGCGGACGAATCACGCTGTAGCCATAGAGCACGTCAATACGGCAAGGCAGACGATCATTGTTGATGTCATACTGACGAACAACGCGGAGCGAAATGCCATTGTGGACTTGACGGCTTGCCATATCGACACCCTGCGGAAGCAGAAGATCGGCGGTAGCGAAGCTGATCGCGTCACGATGATAGATCAAGTTCTGTGGATACTGCGTTGAGGCAGCGCCAAGGAACGTGACCGCTTTGCCAGATACTGGCAGAGCGTCAACCGTAGCAAGAGCCTGAGAAGCCGAATACATCGCAGGAACAGTAACCGAAGCAGTCGTTGACGCCGTAACGTCAGCAAGAGCTACGAACTGATACAGCGAGCCGGTTGACTCACGGGTCTGTGGGTTGACAGCATACACGTCAGCGATGGTGAACACGTCGCCAGCTTTGATCGTCGTGGTCGTAAGACCCGTCAGAACAACAGTCGTTGAACCTTCGGTCGTGACAGTCGCATTGACAGTTACGGTGCCAGCGCGTGAGCCGGTCGTGAACTGCTTGATTGACTGAGACATATTCAGCTCGTCGTAGCCGAGGATGCCTTCACCAAACATGCCGTTCTTGAACTGCTTCGAGATAGCTGAAACAGGGTTGAACAGACCTTTCATGCCTTCGATTAACGCAGCGTTAGCGGCTGGGTTAACAGTGGCATAACGTGGGCTCATAACCGCAGCGTTCTCGTTGAGCTTCTGTTGAGCTTGCAACAAAACGAGCGACGTAGCAGGCGTGGTGCCTGGGGTGCCGACCGAGTTGCCGATGTATTTGAAGCTGTTTGCAACGTCGGCGTCGATAGAAGACGCGAGCTGCGAAATACGAGGCTTCAGAACACGTTCAGCGAAGTCGTCCAACTGCATCGTGAGTTCGGCGGTCGTGAAGTTCACGCCGATGTGCTTCTGGCTGGAAACAGTGAGCGTGGTGTATTGCTCGTTGTCGTCCTGAACCTGAAGGGCAGCGCCGTCCGTGACCAATGCGCGGTCAGGAAGACGGATGCGAAGGGTCGAGCCGATCTTAGCGCCTTCTACAGCGAAAGAGTCGTCATACTGACGGTTTACAGTGCGCGTGAGGACAAGACTATTCTCAAGGATCTCAAGAGCCTTGCGAGTAATCATGTCGATTGTTAAAATCGAGTTAGACATGATTTAATTACCTACGGTTTTGCGCTTCCCACTTCTTGATCTGTCGCAACCGTTCGGCTTCAATCCATTCTGACGTTGACATCGACTTCAGTGACCGAGGGTCTGTCGTATCATATCTAGGGCCGGAGCTTGACCGAGTAGCCGTGACAGGAGCAAGAGGAGCTGGCGCAGTTGAAGTGCGTTTTGTCGGCGGATCAGAAGCCAGTTTGGCCTCGATTCTACCGATCTCCTTTGCTTGCAAGATCGGCGGCAAATTGGCTATTCGATGGGCTTCTTTAGGATTAGACCCTAAGTGATAGATCACTTCGGGGCCAATATCGGACGCCTGTATCGCTTGAGCCATATAGTCCGTTACGGGAAGATTCGGGTTGTATGCGACCTGTTCAAAGTCATCATACTTGCTCCGAGCATCTTCTTCACGGTCTTGATATGCCTCAAGAACAGCCGTTTGTTGTCGCTCTGCTTCTCTTCGCGCTAGAAGCTGTTGAGCTTTTTGCTCCGCCAATGCTTCCGCATAGGCTTGAGCGTTCTCAAAGTCATCTGGCGCTGGCGGAGTCGCAGCTTTAGCCTGCAATTCTGCCTGAAGTTGAGCTAACTCTTGGGCTGCTTTAGCCGCATTCAGCTTCTCTTTGCGAAACCGCTTGTCGATCAGAGCGTCCAACTCTTTTTGAGTGAACATCTTTTCGGGCGGCTGTTCTTCCGGTTTATTTTCCTCAGTCGTTGGGGCCACCGTAGCTTCCAACTCTGGCGCGGTGCTTATCTCCGCTGTAGCGAGATCCTCGTCGCTCACGCGACCTCCTATCTTCCTAGCTATCCGGCTAGTCGGTAACCTGTATTATTACTCTTTAGGCGTCTGATCGTCAACTAATACCCAGTAGTGTCTTTAATTCATCTACCGTTAGCCCCGCCGCCGCAAGTTTCTCTTGTGGCGTTAGCGGTGCTGGTTCTGGCGGCGGGACGTATGGGTTAGGCGCGTTGCCTTCAGCTACCCAAGCGAGATAGGCTTGATAGTCTGTATTGGCTTCGTCGGCAGGAATAGACGCGCCATCAGCATCGCGGGTAACTGAGCTATTCAATGTAAGTGTATATGTCATCTATAGCTCCGCAGACATTGTTATGTAATTTGAGTTACTTCCAGGGACAGCCAAGGTTCCCGGTCTTGCTGTAGTAAAACCAGCAAAATTAGGTACTCCTAGAAGAAGTATTGCATATGCGGTGGAGAAATTTGACCCTAGCCCCGTAGCTGATTGATTTGCGTTATTAGTGCCATCACCTTGAAAATTTAAAACTCCTGTTTGCCCAAGTGTGGGCGCAACCCTCATGGTTGGTGATATTGTCCCCCAAGCATTCACAGTTGTTGCTGAAGGAGTTGCGCCAGAAAGTTGAGCTGTTATCTGATAATAGCGTTGACACTGTGCCAATTGGTCGGAATATATCTGCCGCTCATACGGCGTTGATATTGAACCGACTTCTAGCTGCACATTATTCACGTCCCAAGTGCCGCTTGTCTGAGCGCCGACAGTGAACAGGATTTCGATGCCGGTAGTAGCCGCAGCGGGGATGGTAATATTCGTGGTATAGCGTGTAAGCGTGCTAGTTACCGTGAAAGTGCCGGTTGCTATCTGTGTTTTAGTTGGCGTGCCGAT